TCATACTTAACATCGGCTGTGTTTATTTTAATGCTGATCTCTAGTATGGGTGTCTTCGGCTTTCTATCGAAGGCACACATTGAACAAAACTTAAGTCTAACTACTGGTCAAGCTGATAGCTTAGCTATCATTGATCAGAAGATCTCTTCTGAGAAAGACCGTATAAAAGACCTTGATGTACAAATTGCACAGATCGATGCTGCTCTGTCTAAGATGACTGAGCGAGGACAAGCTGCCTCGTCTCTTCAAGCCGCTGACAGACAAAGAAAGACTAGAGAGACTCTTGTCACTAGGAAAGATCAGCATGCAAAAAACATCAGCCAATATTCGGAAGAACGTATCAAAATCCAATCAAACCTTAAACGCATCGAAGCCGAAGTCGGTCCGATCAAGTACATCGCAGCGCTCGTATACGACGAGAGTGGAAGTAGACTGGAGGATAACCTCGAACGAGCTGTTCGAGCTGTTATTATTCTTCTCGTTCTTGTTTTTGATCCTCTTGCAGTGGTACTTCTGTTGGCTGCTAATCACGGGTTGAACGAAAGAAATAGGTTTACAATACCTGAAAAACATGATATATTAAAGATTGAAGATGAGAACATATAGGAGATACTATGTCGCTTAAAGATAAGCTTATTAAGAACAGCACCATTGATTACACCTCTACACTCACCGATAGTAAGATCTTTACTAAGAAGGATATCATCCCAACTCCTGTACCCATGATCAACGTTGCGTTGTCTGGTACGGTCGACGGTGGTATCACACCTGGTGTAACCATGTTGGCTGGTCCATCTAAGCACTTTAAGACCGGCTTTGCTTTGCTGATGGCTTCATCGTTCCTTAAGAAGTACAAGGACGGCGTCATTCTGTTCTACGACTCTGAGTTCGGTACTCCTCAGTCTTACTTCCAAACGTTTAACATTCCTTTCGACAGTGTCGTTCATACTCCTGTCACCGACGTTGAAGAGTTGAAGTTCGACGTCATGGCTCAACTTAAGAACATCGAGCGTGGTGAACACGTCATGATCGTCATCGACTCTATCGGTAACATCGCTTCGAAGAAGGAAGTTGATGACGCTCTAGAGGGTAAGTCTGTCGCAGACATGTCACGTGCAAAGCAGCTTAAGTCTCTCTTCCGTATGATCACGCCTCATCTGTCTCTCAAGGACATCCCTATGGTTGTCATCAACCACACCTACAAAGAGCTTGCGTTGTACCCACGCGACATCGTCTCTGGTGGTACAGGCTCTTACTACGGTGCAGATAATATCTGGATCCTTGGTCGTCAACAGGAAAAAGACGCCGACGGTATTGCAGGTTATCACTTCGTTATCAACGTTGAGAAGTCACGTTACGTCAAAGAGAAGAGTAAGATTCCAATCACTGTCTCCTTCGAAGGCGGCATTAATCGCTGGTCTGGGTTGCTTGACGTCGCCATGGACGGTGGTTATATTGTTAAGCCTAAAGCTGGATGGTACGCACTGGTAGACAAAGAGACAGGCGAAGTCAAGCAGCCATCGATGCGTGCAGCTGACATCGTCGATAACAAAGACTTCTGGATGAACCTGTTCTCTACGACAGACTTCTCTAAGTATCTTGAGAATAAGTATAGAATGGCCGTTGGTTCTATCATAGGAGAAGAAGATGAAGGTGTTGACTGAAGTATACGGACAAGGAGAGTATAGTGATCGCAAAGCTCAAGTCACTTTGGATGAGAACGGTGACTATGGCATAAACTACATCGCTACAAATTTTATTGAGTACCGTTATTTTCCAGATAAGTCTATTCATTACGCCGAAGACGCCGCTGAGAACTGGGTGATCGGTGTGATTAATCCCAAGGAACTACACACTAGCTTCCTTGATTAAGGAGCATCATGTCAATTGAGAACACCGTACTTGCGGCACTACTCTACAATGAAGAGTATGCTCGTAAAACGCTTCCCTTTATCCAAGAAGAATACTTTGCAAATCAAAAAGATCGTTTGATCTTTAAGCTTATCTCACAGTACGTAGGTAAGTACAATAACCTTCCATCTCTAGAAGCTATCGTTATCGATCTGTCGAACAAACAAGGCGTTAATGAATCCTTGTTTAAGGAGACGTTGAGTGAAATTAAAGACCTTAAGAGTGATAAAGGTACAGAGCTTCAATGGCTCCTTGACCAAACGGAAAAGTGGTGCCAAGATCGTGCCATTTACAACGCGATCATGTCATCTATTCAAATCTTGGATGACAAGAACGGACAAACCACGAAAGGGGCAATACCTCAAATTCTCTCCGACGCTTTGTCTGTCTCGTTCGACACGCATATTGGGCACGACTTTATGGAAGATGCGTTGGCTCGATATGAGTTTTACCACACCAAAGAGGTCCGAGTCCCATTCGATCTTGACCTCTTCAACAAGGTCACGCAGGGCGGGTTACCGAAGAAGACGCTGAACGTTTGTTTGGCTGGTACAGGTGTTGGTAAGTCGTTGTTCATGTGTCACTGTGCTTCTGCTAACCTGATGAGTGGACTAAACGTTCTCTACATCACGATGGAAATGGCAGAGGAACGTATCTCTGAACGCGTTGACGCTAACTTGCTTGATGTTCCATTGGATCAACTTAAGGTTATCCCTAAAGACATCTACGAGAGAAAGCTTAACAAAGTTAAAGAGAAGTCACACGGTAAGTTGATCGTCAAGGAGTATCCGACTGCATCCGCAGGTGCAGCACACTTCCGCCATCTACTCAATGAGTTGAAGCTGAAAAAGAAGTTTGTTCCTGACATCATCTATATCGACTACATCAACATCTGTTCATCTTCGAGAATCAAACATGGTGCCAACGTCAATTCTTATACCTATATCAAGGCAATCGCAGAAGAGCTACGAGGGTTGGCAGTCGAGTTCAATGTACCTATCGTCACTGCAACTCAAACAACTCGAAGTGGA